GTTCATACGCCTTGAGAATTCTTTCCTGCCACTTCTTCACACCAGTGAACTCACCCCAAAATTCATCGGCAAGATCATTGGCAATTTCCATAGGTATCTTCAAATTTGATGCACAGCTTTTAAAACTGGCACCAAAGAATTGCGGGAACACCCAACCATTTTTCATTTCATCACGCAGTGCTTTTCTTATCAGTTTGTCTACATCCCCCTTTTTGTCAATGGTGTAATCAACTAGGATACGATCCTTTATCTGTGGATACTCATGCAGCACACGATCAGTCCAGAAGCCATGGATGTCATACCCAGTCCACAATGCTCTCATCAGTGCTTCATCCTCACTGGCCCATGCAATCACACGTGCTTCCAGTTGTGCATAGTCTGCTGGTACAAACCATCCATTGGCCACGATCATGCCACGCACTTCCTTGTGTTTGCGTTTTGGATAGTTCTGCAAGTTAGGGTCTTCACTGGCCAGCCTGCCAGTCTCTGCAACAATGGAACTGTACTTTGTGTGAATCATGTTGTCAGGTGACACACATTTTCTTTCTGTCACCGGCAACACATAGGTTGATAACAATTTGCTAACTGCTCGATGTTCAAGTATCAATGGTGCTGATGGAACCTCTTCTGCCGGGATCATGTTCAACACACCTTCATCAGAAGACTCTGCTGACTCACCAGTATAAATTTCCTCACGCTTGCAGACATCCTTCAACAACTTCAATACATGGTCTGGTGACGTAGGGCTGAAGCTGCCAAATTGTGATTCATATTTCTTAACCTCACTGCATGCCTTGATACTTTTCTCTGCCTTGGCTATGTCTGTTTCAAGTTTATCCTTCATCTCATTGGCATACTTGAAATCAACAGCAACACCTTTCAGTTGTGTGAGCACCAGTGCAGGTGCAAGCCTCAACTTCCTTTCATACTCAGCTTTATATTTCTTGTTGCTGTTTATGATTGGTGTCAGTGTAGTGTAAAGAAGGTCTGTCCATTTGGAGTCCATGCCGTTATAGCGAAGCACATCTTTCAGTGGAAACTCCATGATCCTTTTCACATCCACATTTGATTGATCCTTCAGGAAGAAACCAAAATACTGTCTGGTCAGATTATCCAGACTCTGCACACCTTTTCGCTCATCCAGTGTGTGTGACATCAGTATGGTGTCAGCCCACTCAGTGTTGTATGCCAACCGCTTGTCTAACTTGTAGCAAAGCCACTCAAGTTCCAGACCAAGATTGTGTGCAATCTTTTTGTTGGATGCCAACAGGTAGTCCATGAACAGTCCCCACGCTTCCTTGCGTAGACTTCCACTCCACCCTTCAGGATGATCCAGTGAGAATGCTGCTGTGTAGTCAAACGTACCAATAGCACACGTGATGATCATGGCATCAGTAGGGTAAGGGCGAAGGTGACTGTTGGTTTCCAAATCCAACCCCACCTGTGGCTCTTTAACAAGTCTGTTAAGGGCATCTTCCAGACGGTTTAGATCATGTCTACCATCAGTGCCGGTAATGATGTCTACGCCCTTGTCATAGTCACCAGTGTAAACGTGTGGTTTGTCTTTGCTCTTGGCCAGCTTTGCTATCTCTTTCCAGTCATGTTCAAAAGCCAGTTCATATTCAGACTTGCCATACTTACCACGTCTGCTTTGCACGTAGGATGGGTGCATGATTGGGTAATACCAACATGTGTGGTTGCCAATCTTGGTAGCAACTGGTTTTCCCCTCCAGTGTGTGACATTGGTTAAACCAGTTGCCCATGTGAGTGGAACATTCCCAGCACCTACAATGATCTTTGGTTTACTGCTCTCAATGTCTTCAACTATGTAGTTTCTGCAACATTCAATTTCAGACAGTTCAGGAGCACCTTCTTTCTTGGTCCTGCATTTAATGATGTTGTTGTAACGTACATTCTTGATTGCATCTGGTATGTTGTTCTTCAGATACCGGCCATGCTTTCCTGCAAATGGTTCACCTCCATTGTCTTCTGCTTCAGTTGGTGAATCACCGAGCACATAAACATCTGGATGCTCATCACCAGCAGCATCCATCTTTGGGTGCACCATCTCAACCTTGTCCAACTGACATGCCTTACAGCCCATAGAGTTCATGGTTGCAATTGGTATGTACTTCTTAGCTGAAGGTTTAGAAACTTTTTGGTCCCTAATCTGGTTATAGAAAAAGCTCAAGATTCACCTCTTAAAAAAATCTTTGTTGTTTTATGTGACTACTATATCTCTTCACAGCAGCATCATAATAATCTCTGTCTAACTCACATCCTACAAACTGAAATTTTAAATTGTATGCGGCTATGGCACTACTTCCAGAGCCTAAGTGTGTGTCTAGGATGCGCTGGCCTTGTTTGGCGTAGTTGGTTAAAAGCCATTCGTAGAGCTTTACGGGCTTTTGGGTGGGGTGGATTTTGTCGCCTGTTCTGTTATCAAATTTGAACAGCCGCGCAACCTCGTTAAAACTTGTCCAAGCCATCTCCCACGCTGAAAAATTAGGCCAAGGCTGAACTTTGTCCCAAGCAATAATCCCGCGAGTGGGTGGCAATATGAAATAGTTTCCACCCCAAATAATCTGATTCAAAGAGATACGCCGCAGTTCTTCAAAATATGCTGCATTAGGTGCGACATCCCAACTTGTATCCATCAAAATCGCTCTATCCCGCATCTTGCCTCGACCATTCATGCTATCTGCTGGTAAGCCATAAGGCGGATCTACGATTGCGAGGTCAAATGCTTTGTCAGGCAACGTAGCCATGTACTCCATGCAGTCCATATTCAGCAACTGAATAGTTGGCTTACTTTTATTCAGTGTATGTCTTTTCATCACACACCTCAGTATGAACAGTGAGCAACTAAATGAATGTAAGATTCATCCTCATCAGTGAACAACATAACAGTAGACAACAGAGCCATCTTACTCACAGCCTGTGAAATACGTTTTATACGTGATGGATCAATCCTGAACTTCACGTCTTCACCGCTATATGACATTTCATCACGCACTTCACCAAACTTTGATATGGACTCCAGTAGCAGTTTACGATTAACTACTGTTGCACTGGTTGTCTTGAAACTTTCTGCCGACTGTACCAACAGTGCCCGTTCAATAGCCTGCTCAAACACATCAGGTATGTCATAGGTCTTGCTGCCACCAGCACTGATGTATCTGTTAATCACTGAAGGAAAATCCATTGCTTCAAGATCAGGAATTGTCTTGGTGAACAACAGTGTTCCATCATCAAATATTGCCAGCAGTGATCCTGCATAGATTTCAACTTCAATTACTTCACTGCCATTAGCCAGTGACAGTAACTGGTTGCAGAAAAATGTTGGCATGATCACATTCATGTCACCGGGGATTTCCATATCTGTGTCGAATGTGAATCTGCTCAGTGTCACATTGTCTGTTGAATAGAATGCCGCCTGTGTCTTGGAATACATTGGATCAAGTGTCACACCCATCTGTGCTGGATGTGATGTGTCACTGCCTACACCAATCAGACATTTATGCATCCCCTTCAACATGATGTTGTTCATGCTGAATGTTCCTATTGTTTTTTTACTTATTCTTTCAAATGAAAATGGAAAGTCTGCTACTGGCAACATCGGCAATTTTATCTTTGACCTGCCTGCACTGACCAACACGTGGTTGTCTATCTGTGACATCAGTACTGATTCTGCTGTCATGCTGTTCAGTGTCTTGATCAGCAACTCTGCTGGCAAGCAACCGTGCACACCTGTATCACACAGAACAGTAATAGCATTGATGTCATTGTATGCAGTCACTGCATCACCACTGAACATAAAGTTAGACAAGATTGGAATGTAGCTCTGTGTTGAAACAGCAGGTTTTGCCATTGTAAGTTTTTTCAGCAAATATGCTCTGTTGATCTGGTTACTCATGATTACCTCTCTGTAAATAAAAAGCCTTCGATAAGTTATACCGAAGGCTTTGTAAAATTGAAACAGATTACTTCCAGTGCTTGAGTTTCTTCAGCAGATCAAACACCACATGTACATCCTTGTACACGATCTTCAGTGTAGCTTCCTTGAAGGACAGACCTTCTTTTTCCAGCAGCTTGTTGATTGCTTCCACCTTGTCATCAGGATTTTCACAGATTACCTGCCGCATACGCAGGCCGACTGACACACCACCATTGTCTGCCTTGGTAGTCTTGGTTTTCTTTTCTTCAGGTTTGGCTGCACCTTTCTTTTCATCTGTAGCACCACGCCGGGAACGTCCAGTAGCCTTTACCTCATCCTTGACGATTTCCAGTGACTTGGCTGTGTCCATGTCAACTTCAACATCAGCACCATCCACATCAATGATCAAAATGTTTTCATCAATCTCAACCACCTTACCTTCTACTTCCTTGTTACGCTTGGTGACAGCTTTGATGTAGTCACCAACCACTGGTGGTGCATCATCATTACCGGCATCATCATTACCGGCATCCTCACCATCCGGGCCACTGTCAGTTTCAACTACGATTGATGCAACACGTGCACGATCATATTCTGCTTCCTTGCCATCCACATCCAGAACAACCACTTCATCTGTGATTTCCACCACATTGCCAGTGATCACTGCATTGCGTTTGGTAGTGAGTGTTACAAAATCACCTACCTGCGGTTCAAGGTCTGCTCCTTCTTCTGGTTTGCCACTGTTGTCATTTTCAATGGGAAGTGCAGGCACCATGGATGCAGTCCGGTCAGCAGTGAATTCCATTTCTTCACCATCAACCTTGACCACAGCCACGTCACCATCCAGTTCCATGAACTCACCTTCATAGACCTTGTTACGTTTGGTTGTGACCACTACAAGATCACCGGACTTCGGCACCCATGCTCCTTTCGTTTCTTCTTTTGCCTTGGTAGCACCGCGCCGTGTGGTTGTCTTTTCTTCTTCAGGGAAGGCGGGAGCATCATGGTTGTCATTCAGTGCGTCCACTGCCTCATTGAACCATGCCTGTGCACCCTTGGACAGCTTGGCCCAATCGTTATCATTCAACTCACTGATCTTGTCCACCAGATTTTGTGCGTGTTCCTGATCAGAGTGGCGACCTTTTTTCACACCAGTTACTTTTTCCAACTCTTCTTGAATGCTCATTTGAAACTCCTTAAAATTAAATTTAATTTACTGTCTTTATTTGCCCAGTTATTAGTTATACCTGTGTTTAAGTGAAATACTTGTTTATTTTATTAACAATGTCTGTCTTTCCCTCCAATCCTAAAATTTCACACAAATGTTCATTACCAAAATCACGGTACTTCCCACGCTTCTTCCATACAGACGAAAACATGTCCAACACTTCAACAGGTGCAGTGAGCAACAACTGCAATACCAGTTTGATGTCACTGGGAGCCTGTTCAATCATCACAGACAGTTCACCATCATTGGCAAGTTCACCAATCACTTGTTTATCTTTAGCTTCTTCAGACATTTCACTAGACACTTCATTTCTGTGTTTGGTAGCAAGAACAGCATAGTCATTAAAATCATTTGTCCATGCGGTTCTGTATAGTGCCATGAAGTGGCTAGGATGATCTAAATTGCCGTACTTGTTTTTCAATCTGTAAAAAGTGACTTGAGCTTCTTGCATGGCATCTTCATAAGTCATATAGGATTCCACACGCCAATAATTCTTCTTTAAAAAATTTGTTACAAAACCTTCGATGAAGCCTTTCCACATTGGATTGTACTTGCGGGATGACATTACACGTTTGCGTATTCTAGTTTGCATGAGTCATCCCCCTGTGTTGAAAAACTTTCTTCACTGGTGCTGTAAGCAGTCTGTGACGTTGTGGTGCCTCTGGTGGAATCTTCCCCTGTTCTGCCAGTGCAATCTGCTCCAGCAGGAAGCCATCCTTCAGTGACTTGAAGCATCCCTTCACTGGACTGATCCATGTATCCACACTGTCATAGATTCCAACATGATCTGGTTCTTCAATGTAGAAAATTTTAATTGTCCTGTTATGTGCTTCATCAAACATTGTGCCAAGTAGTGGCTGACCGGCGAAACGTTTATCAAATAATCGGTTATAGTCCATTCACAATCTCCTTGCAAAATTTAACGATTGCATTCTCTGGCATCTCGCCAAAATCTTTGTAGCCTCTGGGTAATCCTGTATAGCCAATATTTTTTATAGTAGCCAACTTCTCCTTTATTCTGAATGAATCAACAACACCTAGTGAACTTGCATTGTCCATCACCAGCAATACCTGCTCAAAATTACCAGCCACTTCTTCCAACATATATGTCTGGTCTTCAGTCATACTGTTGGTAGACAGGCCAACACACCTGACTCCATAATCCCTGCTATAGAAGTCACATGTCACGGCATCGAATGGCCCCTCCGCTACCAGCAGTATCTTGCTATTCCTTCGTGTTGCATTATAGTTGTAAAGCGTATGTTTTGCCGGGATAACACTGTCTTCAATGGAAAGGTCCATGTACCTCAAGTGAGTCTCTGCAATGGCCCTTCCAGTCCACGTAACCAACTCCCCATCCATGTAGTAGGGCATGATGATACGGTCCTTGAATTTACCCGACACTGCTGCCCGTAATTTGAACACACGACACAACTCAGCAATGTGTGACTTTGGGAAACCACGCTTCTCAAGGTACTGGAGAAAGCGTGAGTGTCTTACACGATCATGTGTGATTTCTTGGAACTCAGCAGGCATGACAAGTGGCAAACATTCATCAACAACTGCTTCCTTGGTTTCTTGCCCTTTGAACAGATTGTTCTTGATGGCCTCATATCCGTCTGGATCAATAAATGACTCATCCAGTCCTGCAATGCTCAGTGCTTCTCCGTAGGATACCTTCAGCAGTGCAACCAACAGACGTACTGGTGACTTGCCACGATGCTTGGCATTGCGCCAGCATCCCCAGAAACCATTGGTTAGGTTGATCCCCATGTAGTGCCATGCATCAGAACCACAGAAAGGGCAAGCCACCACTATGTTACCCTTGGCCACACCACTCCCACTTTCAATGTACTCGATGTGCTTCTGATCAAGCACCCTCTTCCAGTTGATGTTAGCCACGTCTTGCCCCCATTCTTGGCCCTGTGCCTTGATATGAATACCTGATCCTGTATCTAAAGCGAAGTACTTTTCCATATCGAAGTCTGATTAACATTTGGACTCTCCCAGTGAATCAGAATTATATATAATGTAACTTACAAAAGCAACAGTTGTTTGATTCCCTTCCCTCCATCCACTAAAGCACTGTGTAAATCATTTCCTTCTGCAATGAATTCAAGAACACGTTTATCAATAGAACCTTTCATGATCAGATCATAGATGAAGGTTCTCTTCTTCTGTCCAGACCTGTGTACACGTTTGATAACCTGCTTGCGTGTTATTGGTGATGTTGGACTTTCATAGAACACCAGATACCTGACTACATCCTGCAAGCCATCAGTACCTGTTCCACCCACTTCACTGTTCATCACAAACACACGCTTCTTTCTGTCTTCTATGAACCTGTTCTTAGCAGCAACTTTGTCCTTGGTGCCACCATAAACCCACTCATAACCAATCTTCATTTCATCCAGCATGTCTGTGATCATCTTGCCAGACTCAGTGTACTCATGTGACACCACAAATTTTTCATTACCAGAATCTTCAAGCAGTATTCTCAGCATCTCCAGTTTTGGATTATTTTCAAATCTTACTGTGTGCTCACCATACTCATCTTTCCAGTGCAGGTATCCTGCCACTGCCTGACGCATCTTGTGATAGCTGCCATCAGTCTCAGACAGTGTTCCACCGGCATTAATCAAACCTTCAACTGCATGTAGGTAATGCTCACGTTGTTCACGTGCAAAATCCAGTTCCAGTGAAATTGCTTTACATACTGGAATGTCACTACACTCACTATCCAGATAGCGAATGCTTCTGTGCTGCATGAATTGGTTGAACAGGTATTCTTTTTTCTTGTCGAACTCGTACTGTATTGCATAACCATTTGTGGTTTTTCTAAAGAATGCTTCCCTCAACATGCCCAGTGTGTCACCAAAAGTTTCACCACGATCTATCAGGTAGAACTGACTGAAAGCATCCTCTGGTTTTCTACCCATTGGAGTACCAGTCGATGCATATCTGTAATCCATTTCTTTTGTCAGTGCTCTTAAAATTGCAAATCTTAACGTATCTGTGTTTCTCACTTCATGTGATTCATCTGCTACATAAAAATTATAAATCTTCTTCAACTCTTTTACTTTTTTATCATCACGCAAAAGAACTCCTTTGGTGCCCTGCTTTATCTTCTTCGACAAAGCAAGATGTAGTCCTGCATAGTCGATCACTGCCAGATCACCAGTTGGTGAAATCAGTTTCTCCCACTTCTCTTCTATTGTTGAACTGTTGATCAGGATCGGTTCTAGGTCTGAATATTTATCTACAGCAGTTCCCCAACTGTCTATAGTGAGTTGTCCATTCACTGTTACAAGGGCACGTGATAATTTATTTTCTCGCAATCTCTGTGTCATAAGATTTAATAAGATGCGCGTTTTACCCGTTCCCATATCCAGTAAAAACAAAAACTCTGGTTCACACATACCAATATGAAAACAAATTTTTTGATGAAGCCATGAAGGTTCCCCTTTGAACACAGGTTTTACTTTATATTGTTTGAACTCATCATCTATGTCTTCATGCGTGAGTTTCTTCATCCACAAAAAATTATTCATTTTGCGGTTAAGGTAAGCATCAACTGCTGAACGTTTGATCATTTGCTTTCAGGTCTTTTTCTGTACACAGTTATAACAGGCAGTTCAGTATTAAGTTTACTCTCACTTATTTCACACATTATGCTGCATGAAATACTTTTCTCAGTAGGATAATTGCCACGACCAATAGGCAAATCCTTTAAACTCCCATCCCACCCTTCTTCTGCTTTCCAGAAATAACACAAATTTCGATGCCCAATTTTAATTGGCCTCCCAACATATTTTTTTGTTAAAATTAACTTTTCTTGCATAGCAACCATTCTGTCAAACACTTCTGGAAAATCTTGTCTGATTTTATTCCAGTATCCCATCCCACCCTTACAACATCCAATACAGTTATTATTCTGATAACCCATTTTGTACATAACTGGAAGTTCTATCTTTGCTCTTTTTACCATGGCAAGACAATCTTCCTTAGATAATTCATGTTCAATAAGGGGTGCCCAAATTAAAAACTCTGGAAAGGCTTCTTTCAATTGTTCAAATCTGTCTTTTTCTTCCACTGTATAACCAATCACCATAATTTTATCTGGTGAATTGTGTTGATTATAAATTGCTCTTTTCAATCTTGCAGTACAAGCAGCACCAGCAGAACTAGCTATGAATTTTTCACGTTCATACACTTCATAAATACTTGCATTGTGTTTAGTGTCTCTCAACCTTATGATCGGCACACCAAACCATTTCTCACAGTCATTTAAGAATCTTTGATTGTCTGGATGTTCTTCTTTCACAAAAACATTTAAAACCTGCACTGGTAGTTTACTTTCTTTCAGTGCAATTTTTGTTGCAACTGCTGAAGCTGCACCAGCACTGAACCAGCAATTAACTGATTCTTTGTTTTCAAATTTCATCTCAATCCTCCTTCAAATCGGCAACTACATCCCAGTAATCTTGCAGCATCAGGGTACTATTCAGTGCAAATTGCCCTGCTGCATAAGCCTGACTGATCAACACCTGAAACTTGTCGGCATCATTACGCGCATTGGATACAAATATTCTGGCCAGTCCCAGTGCCTTCTCTTCCAGTGTCTGCGAGTATGTGAGTACGATGTCAGCAGTGGCAATCTTGCTCTTGTCTTCAGCTACCATGGAATCAGTAACCAGTTTTGCTTTCATGCCCTCTGCGTTCGCCTGTGTAGCAGTTACCAGTGCAAAGTTTCTCCTGATTGCCATCCCGCGCAACTGCTTGAAGATTGTGCCGGTATCAATACGCAAGTTTCCAGAATCAATCTTCATCAGGTCCGGGTAATCTACCACCAGCATGTCTGGCACAATCTTGTGGAAACGCTCCAGTGAATCAAGGTAGGCATCCAGTTCATTGATGGTAAGGCTACTGGTTGGAAACTGCTTGATGACTAATGGTGATCTTTTGGTGAACTCTTTCTTAACCTTGGCAGTCAGTGTCTTGCGTATGTTTGGATCATTAAAGGTTGGTCTGGTGATTTCATCATACTCAATGCTGGTAAGCCTGCCCAGTGCATCAGTCTTGAAGACAGGTATCTTGATAGTTGCTTCACGCTTGGTAATTGAAAAGAAGCTCTGGATGTAACGTTGCTTCACACGCTTCTCTGACATCTCCAGTGTTATGTGTACCACTGTCTTACGTTGCAGGATTGCCATCTTGCCTAGATGCATCAATCCCCACGACTTGCCTTTTTTCATTGGCGCAATAATCAGCAGCATTTCACCGGCACGTGGAATGATGTCACGCTTATCCAGTTCCACTATACCAGTGCGAATACCTTCATCAAGATCATCAAGGAAGTCCAGTGCATCCTTGCTGTCTGCCATATTGGTGCCTTGCTCAAACACATTCACCTGTGAGCGTAGACCTTTGTTCAGTTCAACTTCAGCAAGGTTAAGATCACCATTCTCAATTGCTTCCACTGCCAGTACAACTGCACCCTTCAGATTCTGCTGCCTGACAAAATCATGAATCTTGCTGATAGTGTATTTGACATTAACACTGTCCTTGGCCAGAAACAGATTGTCCAGCAATCGCTGGTAACTCTGTGCCTTCTTCTTGTCTGTACCGCTGAGAATATTTTCCAGTGAGTCAGGCAAGTGTTCTGCGATAGGCTCACCATACTGATCAACAAAGTCTATCGCGTGTGAAGCCACGTCACGGTACACAGCAGACTCAAACAGGTTAGGTGAGATGATGCTACGGATCAGTTTGCAAAACTCACTGTTGAAGCATAACAACGTGAGTATGTTTTCTTGCAATGCTCCTGATAGTTTGTCTTCAGTTGCCATGTTTTTTTAAATCCTTTAGATTTGGGTGTACCACATTCTTTCCATAAGACACGTACCCAAGTTCACGTGGTTGGTGTGGGTTTTTTGGTCTGACATAACTCAAATTATCATCACAGCAACCAGAGAAACCTGTGTTAAATCTTCTGTTTAGCACTTCCAGTTTTGTTGTGGAATGACCACACCTCACACAAAATAGAGGTAGGTCTTTAGTTGCTTTTGTTACTGAGGCCATTTCTATCCTCCTTTTTCTCATCTGCTTCACGGTAGGCTATCCATGCCCCCTGTGTGAATGCTGAAACATAAATTCCCAAGTCTGAATCCCAGTCACAATTAAACTTGTGATCTTTGGCCCACACTTCAAACACTCTCTGGAGTGCTGTCTTAATCCATTTTCTTTTCATCATCTATCACCAGTGGTACATCAAGCCAATATTCATCTGCTGGTGTGCCATCTTCCTTACACACTGACCGATCCATAAATTTCTGTTGAAGAACTCTTGGCTGTGTAGTTGTGCCAGAAATTTGTCTAAACCTGAGTTGCATTGTTGGCACCAGCAGCATCCTCTTTTCACCAGTACTCATATTGCACCTCTGTAAGATTGATGATGTATTGGTGGTATGTGGTGAACAACTTTCTTCACCAGACTGTTTGTTGCCACCCAACCACCAACAGTAATGAGTGCAATTGCAAAAATAAAAACAATGAACCCCTGAATATTCTCAACCCTGATAAGTGGTGTAAGCAAACAAGTGTGTGCATACAGAATTGCACACCCCAGTACAAATAAAATAATTCCAATTGTCAGCATGCTGCCCCCTTAATTTTAAATAAGAAAAACTACTACCACTGAAATCAACATAGCCAGTCCAGCACCAAACAAGAATGGAGCAATTACTGGAACCTTCACACGATACTTGTCAGCTTTCACTTCTAAATAAATTGCACAACCAATGAAAGCTGCACCTGTAAAAATATAAATCAAAAGTAAGTCTTTCATCCCACACACCCCATCATCAAAACTGTGTACCAAAA